GCCCAGATTCCCTCGGTATCAACTGCGATTTGATCAGTAGCCGCAGCACCATCAATCAGTGCAACACCAACAATACTTCCACAAACTACAGGATCTTTTGCGTCCACAAATCCATCGGTGTGTGAAGGATGCGTCCACAGACTTTCATACAGGGTAATGTGCCGACCTTCATAGGTCGAGCTAATCTCTTTCCCTGCTGTATCAAAACCATCATAAATATTAGGCATCTTTTATTCTCCTATTTCAGCCAATCTTTTGGCTTCTTCTAAACTTTTTCCCTGAGCGACATATATCTTAGTCATAGATTCGGCGTAACTAGGTACTTCCTCTTCTGACGCTGTACTTTCACCCAAGCCAGTAATTTTACCTGTTCCAACGATCTTGCCAAGATATTCAAGCTCTTCTTTGACAGATTCTCCAATAACCTTTTTGTAGGCTTCTTTATCAATAGATTTATCTTCTGCAAGAACCGGCTTAACTGATAATTTCTTCGCCAGCCTTTCTTTTGCTAGGTCAGGCATTTCAATTTCCGCTAACTCTGAATTTACAAAGTCGGCAGCTTCCTTCAATAAGGCTGCTACATTAAACTGATCAATCTTTTCATTAGCTTCTTTCAATTCGTCATCTTTAGCCGATGATTCAGTTTCAAGTTCTGCAATCCTATCGTTTGCTACTTTCAAATCTTTTTCCATTTTATTTTCCTTTGGTTTTCTCCCGACTGATTCAAACATCTCAACTATTTGTCCACCAGCTCCAGGAACGGTTACGAAATCAACGCTGCGGGCATTTAATAATTCTTCTATGACTAATCCCTTTTCTCCGTTAACTTCGCCTTCTTCCGCGATACCAGATGCTCTAATGCTCACTCCAATGTGTGGTGCGAGGTCTTTTACAACAGCTTGGTATTTATCGAAAATCTTAGCATCAGCATAAAGTCCTTCACCGGCAACGCCATTCTCTTCATATCTGGCATCGCTAATAAACTCACCTGCTAAATTGTCTAAGTCTCCCTCTGGGCGTTCAAATTCTTCGGATGTGGTCTGATGATTCCAGTACATCTTCACGCCTTTAGTAAATACTTTAGAGCCGTCCCGTTCCAGTACATCTTTTGGATAATAACCGGATGATCCCCAGCCAGGTTGAATAATTTTTATGGGAACAATACTATTCTTTCCCTTTCCTTCTATCAGTGGAACAACACCGCTTTTCATTTCCAATTTCCACTTGGGCAGTCGTTCCTCTAATTCTTTCTTCTCCGCTAAAATGCTGTTGAATTTCTCCTGCACTTCGGTGGTCTGCTCTTTCAACCATTTATCCATAAGCTATCTCCTTTAATAAATAAAAAGCGACAATCATTTCTGAGTGCCGCTATTACGGTGGCTATTATTAAATTGTGTTAGGACGTTTACAAGAAACGCCTAATTTATTATACCATACTTGTCAACAACTATTTCTTATATTGCTTGTTCCTTTCGGCATACTTCACTTTACTTAACTTCTCCCTCCGCCTGCGTTCTTTGCGGTTGATCAAGGTGTGTTCAATGACTATTTCGCCCTTAGGACTTACTCGCTTTTCTTTCTCGGCCATTATTCCTTCCCTCCATGCGGTTGAGGTGCTGAAGGGCGCAGGTTGTATTTCTCTTTACATTCAGGGCAGGTGTAAACTTTCCACTTCACTGAAATAGTAGCCTTGAAGCTGGTCCCACATTGAGGACACACAAAGTCAACTGATGGCTTTCTTTTCAATACACGTGACTTCTTGACTACTTCTTTCTTAGCTTTTGGTGGTGCTTTTTTAGGTTTCTTTGCTTCTGGTGCGCTCTCTTCTTTGGCTGGTTCTTCTTCTTGCTCTTCAGCCATGTTGATCATTTCTTCTTTAGGTTCTGACATTATTTACTCCTTTTTCTTACATCCACAATCTTTCTTTGACGGGCGGATATTATACTCCGCACCGCATTTGCATGTTACCACGTACCATTTAGTTGATGTTTTTACTTTGAACACATCTCCGCATTTATGACAGGTGAAGTCAACTTTAGTCATCTTTCAGTTACGAGTATTCCATTTATCAACAGCACCTTCTTCTGTATCTGCGCCACTTCCACCTGCTCCACATTCTTTGTTATTGCATATAATCCAATAGTGTATAGAACCTCCATCAAATTCAAGGTCTGTGCCACCACAAAACGGACACGGCTTCAATTCATGCGACATCATCTTAGCTTCCATAAGCTCATTTTTACTCATATCCATCCTCCTGTTCTAATTCCTTATACCAATCATGCGCTAATTTCTTTGCCAGTCGATTGCTTCCGTTCTTGAGTATAATACATTTCGGAATCTGGTCATAACGAAAATAGTAATACACTTGACCACGCTTACGCTCTGTCTTTTCCAGTATTATCTCGTTTCTGTCCATCTTTTCCCTTTCTTAAATAAACAGTTGGTTTTGCATGTCTGTTAGGAATTTTAGTTCGCGGTAAATCAAGATAAGTTTCTATTGCTCCAATCTGGATAAGCCATCCCTGCCTGAGTGATAATAGAAGCTCTCGGAATTCGTTTGTAGGTTTAGCCATTTATCCTCTATCCATTGTTCCAGTATAGTATTTCATGACAGTATCTAGTTCTTTGTTCGTTAAATCTGGTAACATTTCCTTTACTGAAACATCACCACTAGGTTTAAGAGGTGGGTATTTTGGTAGCATGGAAGCGGCTAACTTAAGTTCTTTTGTTGTTAATTCGAGAAGATCATTGCGAGTATTTGTCATCATAAACCTCCTGAACAATATCTCCTATTGCCTGGGCAATCGGTCTTGGTGTTGGATTATTCATATATTCAGCAAGCCCCTCTGCTATAAATTCTGCTCTATTCTTTTTTGCATACTTAGATAATTCTGATTCAATCAATTTGCTAGATTCACGGCGTAGTTGTATTATTTTGTCATTAGTTGATAATCCTAATAACTCATCCAAGGCATGCGCTGTCTCGTGATCAAAAAGAGATTTAATTGTATCACATCCAACTGGATGATAGCCTGTTTTTACATCATTCGCTAAGTGTTTTAACATTTTCGCAGACTTATACTTACTGTTTACCAAGAGACCAGTATATTCTTTCGCGTGCATATAAGATGCAGCATAAGAATTTGCAGGTGCTTTGCCAACTATTTTCCGCACTCTTTTCTTCGCGAGTTTTAATATGTCTGCGTCTGTGTACCAATCAGGAGCTACCCTTTTTATATCTTTAATTTCTAATGGTAAATAATAATCCATTAATTCTTTATTCCTTGCTTGGATAGTTCCAGTGAAAGAAAAACCACTCTTAACTTTCGGATATCGCTCAAATGCTCCTGTCAATCCTCTATTCCATTCATTCGCGATTTTTAAATCCGTGCCTTTGTAATTAGCTTTATCAATACCAAGTACATTTGTGGCATATTCATTAGCACCAGTTATTGATTTTGCATTCACAAATACATCTTGATTTAGTAAGAAACCTCTCCCCTCCTTCATCATTCTCGTCAATAACGCACATCTGCAACCAGGAAATCTCAACGGTCTCATATCGCCACTTGGGAAAGCATCATTTAGCGGAATCCAGCCTGCATCTTCATTTTCCATACAGCCATCACTAACCCTATTATCTCTTGAGGTCAGCCAGCTCTTTTCCATCGGTAAACCAGCACTTTGCAGTGATTGTGATTGTATCATGCTGGCTTCTTCGTAAGCGTTGCCTGTTTCAGTAACAGCAATCAACTCCGCTCTTGATCTAATATGCTTCTGTGGTTGCCCTACTGCAAATTCATTAAATCGATTCTTTATTTCTCTGGCTGTCTTTGCATAGCTCCATCCTTCATCAGTAGATTTAGTAATGATCGTGTTTAGATAATCTTTTGTGGTTATATCTATTCCTGCAACTTCTACTGCTCCATAATTTTCTAACCATTGAACAGCCATTGGATTCTTCAACGTGAACGCTAATGCTCTAGTTAATTCTGTGGGTGGTTTTAATCCTGCTAATATCATTGATTGAATAACCGCATCATCTACATCATCAGCCATTGCCGAAATTGTCATAAAACTCACGTATTCCCAATATTTCGTCCAATCATCAATGTCCGCTTCGCTGAATTCCGTCTTTAATCGTGCAAACATAGTAAGGAACATTCTGCCCTGTTTCCTGAAATGACGAGCAAATTGCCGTTGCAGTTTACTCTTTACAGGAGATAATATTTTCTCTCTATTGATTGGCATTTTATTTTTTATTCATAAGAGATACAAATATTGTGTATGATTCTATGCTTTTTATATTCGATTTTCCAGATGGATCATATATGATTTTCCCTCTTTCGCCAACCACACAATGCTCAATTCCACACTCTAGTTTTATTTGTATTAGGTGCCGTCCCATCAAATATTCTTTTTCTTTATCACTACCAGCTTTAAAACACAGAGGATATACTCCCCTCAGAATACAGAAATCTTGAAATCTATTCCACCATGTATCATCGCTATATATTAAACAAAAATGCGGTACATGTTTTATTGGAATTTCAAATATATATGCTACGCTTTTTTGAAAACACGCGCCCAAATCCGTAATTTTATTTGGCATCTTCAACTTTCTTTATACAGATAGCTCTATTGTTAATTATATAAACATGATCGTTTTCTGCTTCAAGAAATTCCCAGCAGGGTTGTTGCTCTACTAATGTGCCAGCAACATAAGAACCGTCATCATAATGAACGATTACTTTGTCGCCAGGTTCAGGCGTGTTCACAATTCTTTTATTTCTTCTTTTAGAATCGCTACTGCTTTTCTCATTCCTTCATAGAATTTAATATTGTGTTTAGCGAATTCAGCAAGTGATTCTGCATCCACTTTTGCTAATGCTTCTTTCAATCGATTTAGTAAACTACCCTTTTTGATAACTACTTCATCATCTTTTACATTCTTAAATTGGTCAGTCATTTCTGCTCCTTCACTTTAAAATGTTTCTCAATAAACGCTTTGATTGATTCTGTTATTTCGTCATCTTCTTTCATATTTTCCATGATTTGTTCAACGTCCTGCTCGCCCAATGCGATGAGGAACATTTTTGTCAGTTGCTCTTCATCAATCAATCCAAGTGGTGCTACTTTAGATAACGCTTCTACTTCTTTGAATTTATCGGGGGCAATTACTGATGGGAAGGTTATCTCAACTACATCATTGAAATCGCCCTCGACCCAATTAAGATCTTCTGATCCGTCAGGATTCTTTTCTACAGTAGCTAAACCTTTGCCTTTCAGGTCGCCCGCTTTTACAGACCACAATAAAACATAATTAAGAAGATCGGCTATAATGTCTTTCCAGAATGTTTGACGTGATTTCATTTGTAATTCTGTTGGTCTATTCAGCGATTGTGCAGTTGCCAAAGATCCAACTGAAGCGTCACCAAAGAATGTTTCTGGAAGTCCGAATGCTGAAGCTGCCATTAATAAAATTCTGCGCCCTGATTCCGGAGTAGTAGTTGCTCCTGCCGTTTTCATGGGTTGGAAGTCATAGCCCTCTTTTGTGATCGCAATAGAACCAACGCCTGGCTTCGGATTTGTTTCAGTTGAAGTCGAACTCCAAGTAGAAGCAAGTTTAGTTTTTATGTTATCCATAGCAGCTTTGTTTTTTGCGCCAGATGATTTCCATGCAAACCGGGCCAATGCTCTTGTAATAGTTGCCCAATCTTCTAAGAACTCTTTGTATGCTTTCGCCCAATCTAATGCAGAATATATCTCTGAACAACCAAATTTCCAATCACTAAAGCCGCCTGCTTTGATGTGCATTATTAAGGCTTTGTCATTTATAGTAACGTTATTGCGTGTTTTGTTTTTCCTCTTTGGTACATACTGCCAGTCAGGATATAATTCTTTTTGGGCTTTTCCTTTGCTATCCATCCATTTTCTTAAATACAACCATGGGTCTTTAGCATCTTGTGGATTCGTTATAATATCTTGCATTTGGTCAAACGGGATTGATCTTAGCCTAACATCTCCATTTGAAGTGTTTGTAAATAGGACCAGAAATATATTTCCATCACATTCAAGGTCTAGTTCTTTTAATATCTGTGCATTATGAGACGTGAATTCTTTTCTGTTCTTATCATCGTTCCAGAATTCTTGAATGACTGCATTGACTTCCTCATTCTTTGATCGAACAGTAACACCAGTTCCCCATACATAGTCCTGCTTTGTGCTTATTCCACGATGAATAATTGGGTTCTTCAGATAATACATCCTAGCAAGATAAGCGATCTTCCCTAATGCTTCACGACTTAACTCCCTTTCAGTTCCATAAGTTAGCTTTAGCCAGTTAGCGTCTTCAAGTGCTAGTTCTAATTCTGCATATCGTTCAACCAAAAACTCGATATTGCTTTGATCGCTGATGCTTTGATTTCTTATTTCTGTCAGTTCATCTTTTAATAATAACTTCGCGCCTTCCTGTAATATTCCCATAAGTTACTCCTTTATCTTTTTATCACACCGCCTGGATCATCAACCTTCCAAGGGTCTGGTTTATTAGATTTATTTTTTCGTTTGTTTCTCGGCCCACCACGCGCACAACTCTGCTTTTCCTTCTTATCTTATTATATCAAACAAAATTATTATTCATTATCAATAATTTCAGCGTCTTTGCGTAGTTTGCCTGTTTTATCGCAAGTTACGTCATCTCTTTTATGCCGAACAGTCCAATTATCATTAGAGCAGTATTTACAAGCCCACCAACCATCGCGCTTTGCTATTTTATCAAACAAATCTAAAGCTTCATCAAGTTTAGCCATTATATCCTCACACTGGACTTATATTGACCGGATCATAATATTCAATTATTGTATCTTGTTCTTGATCCATTGATAATTCAGTCATCGCCCACACTTTAGCGTCAAGTCTGTTTGGTGATTTATCTCCTGGAATCCACAAACACAATTCATCTTCTAATGCTTCAAAGTTCCCAACGTGATGATCGCGTCCGTTTTCTGCAATCGCTGAAATAGGTTCTGCTCTTGTTGCTTTTCCGCGTGATGCCCAAACTAATTTAACCGGAACATTACCTACTGTACGGTCTTTTTTCCTCGCATTGATAACTGCTTGATTGATGACGCTCAATACCATTTCACCACCATTATTCTTTTCAGCTACTATACAATCAGCCATAAATCTATGATAAGCGGTTATAGCGGCTTGCGCCCATGTTTCAGGACTTCCCTGCAAACTATCATCCGCTAAAGTGAAATAATCCTCTCCAATTTTTCCGACTGTGATTATTCCGGCTTCATCCCCATCAGTAGTAGTAGAAGGATCAACACCGACAACTATACGAGATAAACTTTCTGGTGCTTTTGTCAACCTGCTTAGTTCTATTAATCCGCGTTTCCATAATGCACCTGGAGCTTCATCTATGTCCTCAGCCATAATTTCCATACGATAAGCCATCGAGGTCATATCTGATGTTATTTCTTTCAATGCCTCTTTGCTCAAATGTGGATTGTCATGACTTGTAAAATTAAAGGTTGCATATCTTGAATTGCCAGCCTTAATTAATTCTAAATAACGTTTATACATTTTAGCAGCATGTTGTGGGTCCTTCGCTTTGCTTGCACTTCTAGAATGTAGCGAAGGAGGAGTATAAATAAATGTAGCATTTCCATTAGTGTCAAGCATCATTGGGGCGCCAACTAATCCCCATGTATCTTCGTTCATTAATTGCCATTCGTCTAAGTCAAGCTCATCTGCATAATCGCCACGCAATGAATCAGCATTCCAGGCTGTCTTTCCCTTTAGTCTTTGTTCTGTGCCTTTTAACTCAATGATATGTTCAGTTTCATTCTTATAATAAACGCCCTCTCTAATAGGTTCAATCAATGCTCTTGTTACCACTGCCCACCATCTGTTTAATTGATCTGCTGTTGGAGTAGCATATAAAACTCTTTTGCCGTTTAGAAAGCTATTAACATCTTTTATTGCAACGCCAAGTGTCTTTCCTGATCTTCTACCAGCTCTAATAATCTTGCGCTTTGCAGGACTATTGATAAATAGCTTCTGTGAATCATGTGGTCTCGGAAGAGTTACGTTTAGTTTCATCTTTTTTTAATTCATCGTCATACTTTACAGTTATTTCTACTTTGTCATCATGTTCAACCTTATCAATGAACAATCTATGTGCTTTACCAATAAGTTCTAATGCTCTTTGGGAACTGTATAATTCAACTTTAGTTCCATGTGCTGTCGGTATGATTGATTTTATAAGATGAAGTTTCCCGTTCTTTTTTGCTTTTATTAAATTAAGCCTGTGTCTAACTATCATCACCCCGGGTTTAATTTTTGATTCTTCCAATTCAATATCGAAACAATCATCAAGTGTACTTCTTGCTTGTTCTGATAATAGTCTTAGTGCTTCATCCCCACTCATGCACATTTCTTTAACGCGCTTTTCTATTTCTTCTTTAATGCTAACTTTTGCTAACAAACGAGATCCTTGCACATTTGGATGTTTATATCCAACTATACGAGCCGCTTCAGTTGCATTCCAGCACTGTACATACTCGTTTATAAATGCTTTCTGTTTATTGCTGATTCTTTTCTTGGTCATATTGATAGAGCGGATTCAGCTTTGATAGCTGACTGCAATCCTGATTTAAGTTCTTTCAAATAATCATATTTTACTTTTATTATATCAAATTCTGCTTTAATTTGATAGTATTTAGCACTTTTTTGCGCTAATTCGCCTTTAATTGACACAGTTTCAGCAATAACCTGCTCAAGTAATCGCACTTTTTCAGCATAATCAAGCGCATAAACGTCTTTTATTTGTTCTATTTCAGTCATTTTGACAATCTAATCTCAGCTATTGTTGAACATCTCATTGAATAATGTATCCTGCATTTCGTGCTCTTTCATCAAAAGCGCATTTGAATACCCGTGCGTTTTCAACTCGCCATTTACAACTTGGCACTCTTCAATCCACTTTTTAGCATCTCGGTAAAAATCCTTTTTTATCTCAAATCCATACGCATTCCGTCCTAAATTATTAGCAGCAACAAGAGTTGATCCACTACCCGCAACTGGATCTATAACAACATCCCCTTCGTCTGTAAATATTCTAATGAGTTTTTCAAGTAATTTAACGGGCTTTTGTGTGGGATGAATTTTTCGATATAATGGAAGTTCATTGTCTGATTCCCAGTCAATAATGTTAAAAACCATTTTCTTATTATTATTGAATTTTGGCAGTTTATTCCTATATAAAACCAGCCCATACTCTGCATTACTAACAATCCGCATATTCGCCTTCAATACCTGTGCTGAATACTTTTTTCTAAAAACGATGTTGATGTAATTGTTTATATTATATTTCTTAGCAAGCTCAATTAAATAAAACTGTTGCTCAAAACCACAGAATATAATCATACAGGGTGCTTGTCCTTTTTCCTTCGGCTCTTTTTTCATCATTTTCTGACAAAAGTGCATAAACTCGGCAGGCTTGAAATATCCTTCTGTGTCAAAAAATGATTTTTTGGCGAGTTCGGATTCACCCTTTTTATTATCCCCGTCTATATACCAAGATGGATTAGACCCATACGCTTTATTGCCAACATTATATGGTATGTCTGCAATCACTAATTGCGCTCGAGGAATTTGATAACTCTTAAAATTCTGATAGTGGTCATTTATTAGTTTTACTGTTAACTTTACTTCTCTCTTTTCAGTCATTTCTTCAACAATATCTTTACTGTTCCTATCTTTCAATCCCGTTGTAAAGATAAGATTTAACTATCCTTATTCTTAAGTCCACCTGGAGCACTTTCAATAAGCTCTCGAACAACACCTGACATTGTTTTACTCATAATCTAATTCCTTTGTGGTAAAATATCACTGAAGCCAGCCTGTAAACTAATTCCTACAGATTGGCTTCCGCTCTTTACAATCATTCCTTAACTTCCCCCATGTTCTCCGAATAATCTAATTCCGCTTTGATTGCTGCCCGGATAACGATACTTACATTCTCACCCCTGCAATCTGCAACTTTTATAAGTCTTTCGTATGTTCGCGGCTTTATTCTTACCACTACTAACTTGCTGAAAACTGGTTTTCCTGTCATTCTCTTACTCCTTTCTTATCTATAAGCGGCAATCTGATTAATAGATTGTCGCTGCTACGGCTGACCGTTCTTTATTCAATTAGTAACTGTATCATGTATATGATACCACACATCTATATTTTATGCAACCTTGTAGAGAATGTTAATAAATTTCTAATAAACGAAGGCGTAACGAATTGTTATTATCAACCACCAACCACACCCCCAAATTACCGTACCCGATATAATTGTGAGGAAACTCTTTAATGATGGGAGAAGATCAAAGGAAGAATATAAAAAGCCACCGGATATAGGATTTCCTGACCGCAGTCTGGAAACCACACGGCATGGAGCCGAATTTTGTCCGCTGGCACTTTGATTATTGCACTAATTCGTGCAATTGTCAATATTCAATATATAAATTAAAAAGACTTTCGTAATAATAACTTGCTTCTTGCATGTATCCATGCGCTCGATCTCGATGCTCAAACCCGCTCAGTATTAGATCCATATCTTTATTTTCTACCCCCAGCCTCGCTTGCCTTTGAAATTGATAATACTCTTGATCTGATTTTTCAAACAATCTATTTAAAATCAATAATGACATTGGGGGATCTTCAACCGCGATATTGGAGCAATACATTTCAATATCATCCATCAACCATAACCATGGTTTCACAAAATTGGAATTACCAAACAACCCTGGATCCTGCTCTAAACTCGTCAACATAGACAATGCTACATCGCTATCAAGATACTCGCCTGTTTCTATTCCAATACATGAAACTATTTGTTTTTCGTAATGTTTCACAACCTCCTGGAATCTTTTGCCCTCCACAGTTAAGGTTGGCGTTGGCTCCAGGGTAGGTTGATTCAAATAAATAGACGTTGGTGTACTATCCAGCAAATAATCTGGATCTGGAGGTACACAACTTGATAGCAGGAGCATGACCATAAAGACCATGCTCCATTTCGTTTTCATTATTCTGATACCACAAATCTCACGCGTTCAAGGAACTGTTCTCTTAGACTCAGTGTTGTTTCATCTTCAACTGGACCGATCAGCGAAACTCTGACATCATCTATCTCTGTGTAATGCCAACCGTTTCTTGTTATATCGTCTGACCACTTAGCGTAATTAATCTCTGCGCGTGTGCTTTCTTTGGTAATAGCATCAAGGTGTTCCGTTTGCCATAGAAATGCCATACCCCAGTCAAGTCCAACTTCAAAACTGATCTTGATAACAATGCCCTCATGGACTATTTGCCCATACGTGTTTGTGATCGGTGTGCAATCTGCGACCAGGAATGGGCCTTGCCATCCTCCACCCAAATCTATCCACACTGATTCTCCGTTTGCTCCGCATACAGGCAATTCGACTGCTCCTAAATATCCTTGCAGGTACTTATCTGCTCCAAGCGTGTTTGGTTCATATACCGCACCTAATTTACCTGAGAATATTGGAGGCGGTTGCATATTGTACGATTCGGGAGTAATCATCCCTGGGATCCAAGCCATCGGCCTCATATCACCCCAACGATAGCCATCATAGGGGCCATCGTCAATTATGATCGGGTTTCCGTTTGAATCAAGATCATACAACTCAACATCCTGGCTGCCGTATAGTGCGAAATCCGACTCCTCCACTATCGGTACCACTGGTTCATCCACAACAGGAATCTCGACCATTTCTGGAAGCGCTGCTGTTGGCTCTGGATTCATCGTTGATTCGAGGTTACACCCCATTAACATCAAAGCTATTAGTATTACATACATTATCTTTTTCATCTTGCTCCTTCCATTTCTACAATCATTGTTATTACAATCCAAACGATCAACCCTGCAGATATGATCGCCATTACTATTTCCAAGAATAAAATGACCAGTGCTATTATCCACATAGTAACACTCCTATAAAGACACAAAGCATCATTAGTCCTGCGCAAATTATCATCATCATCCAACCTGCTATCGCTCGAGGATACATTATTCAAATATTGGTAGTCTCATTTGCCGTAAATTACCAATCAATTTTCTTTTGCGTTCCACCCAACGCTTTCTCTGAGCTTCGCTCATTTTTATTCTGGATTCTTTAGAAAACCGTTTACCATACATAGGATTATTTTTTCCGCTGACCCTCAATCACTCTATCATAAACCCCGCAATTATTGATGGATATAGACATGCGTTCCTTTCTCTGCCCTTTCATAAATCCATTCAGAATCCTCAACCGTCAAATTAATACAGCCACGAGACATTTTTTCCCCAAACGAGTTGTGCCAAAAAGTTCCGTGCAAGGCATACTCTCCGTGAAAAAACATACTAAACGGTACGTGAGGGATAGACCCATCTACGCCTGCCATTGTGTAATCTAAATACATAGCATATATTTCATAGCTCCCAGGTGGTGTAGGTGTATGAAATAGGCCAGAAGAAATAACAAACTTATTAATGACTTCTGAGCCACTATAAGCATAAAGTGCCTGTTCGCTCAAATCAACATCTATCCAAAACTCATCTGGCTCAACCTCGAATGACTTGATGACACTCGTTGGTGTATGCACCACCACTTTTCCTGCAATAGATTCAATATCAATAGGAATATCCGCCATTGTAGTTAGATCGAAGCCGATAAATTCACCTGAAGGCGGTATTCTCCAAGTCGGCAATCCTTCTTTTTCAACCGGAGGTCGATACAGCATCCTGGGAATAGTATTGTAATATTTTTCTGCCTCCTGGTTGGTATCAAATTCATCAAACGTTACTCGATCCAGGAACCATTCGCTGTAATCTACTATTTCCTCATCGCCTGATAACTGATCGGGGGGGATCTTTGAAACGATCACATCATGTACTATCCCTTGAGTCCAATACTGAACCCACTCACCATTGATTAATTCGGGTTTGGTTGACATTCCCCACCTTACAGCGGTTTCAAACCCTACCTCCACTGCCTCATCACGATGAACTGTTGTATTATAAATATCATTTCTCCTGGCACAATCCACCACTTTAAATGGGCCTTCCCACTCGTACCGTGGTCTTTTCAGCCATACCAGCCCCCCATGATCGGCACAAGTCATTAATGCCACGCCATCCACTACATTATCTAGCGATAAACCGTTATACTCTGCGGTTCCTTCCATCACTCCTGGGCCATACGGCCAAACATCACCCATAAACAGATCGGGTGCCACCATGAATTGACTTGCGAATGACGGCATCCCTGGGATCCATTTATTATTCAATCCATAATGCCACCCATTGTATTCGATCCCATCATCAACGGCCTCTGGTACTACATGCCCTTGATAACCTTGATCCGGGATCTCAAATTCAATGCCTGCGTAATCGTATGTTGGTGCCTCTTGAATCTCTACTACCTTTTCCAATGGCTCTATCGGTTGAGATTCGACCATCTTTTCTGCTCCACCTAATAGAACACCCAACACAGACACAACCATTAAGAATCGTGCATTTAAATTCATGGGGTAACTCCTTTGACGACTGCCGTAGGTGAACCCATTATACTATATCTTACAACTTGTCAACCCCATAATTGACTACCTACGATAATCCCCAGGGTGAAGAAAATAACAAAAACAATCACATAAAATATGATCGTTCTTTTGACTTCCTGCCTGTATTGGAATTTATAAAGATGATCGGCCAATTCCTTTTTTTCAGTTTCAGATATTGGTTCGTGGTACATCATTCCTCCTTCAATTCTTGATAATTACTTCGCTATACAAAACTTCCTTATAATGTTCTGGTGGGTGTGTATAAGTGGATAGAGAAAGATACTCTTAAGGAAACGAAATGGGGGACTGTATATACAGTTAGTATATATCCATTTCGTTTCCTTTTTACCTAAGAGTTAGAGTTTTTTAGTTAAAAAGCATTGAGATCCACATGACCAAAAGATAAAGGGGGTTGTCCCCTCCTGTGTTGATGTTAGGAGTTGGTTTTGGGGTCGGTTTTGGAGCTGGAGGAGTTGGTTTTGGGGTCGGTTTTGGAGCTGGAGGATTTGGATCTACGACCTCGACTTCACACTCAGGAATCCAAAAAAGTAAGCTCTGAATTTGGGCCATATTGTTTGGACTTCCCCACCAGGAAGAAACTATTTCATTTCCCCCGATCCAATCGATTGTAGGATCTGGAATATCTCCAGAGGTGTCTCTGACGAGTCTAATTACTTCATCATAGATACCAGAGCTTGCGGCTGTTTCCATGGCATCATCAATTTGAGTGCCGCGGAGGTATGCATCTTCTTCTGTATAACCACCGGTACCATACTCAGCAGCAATTGCATTAAGTATCAATGCGTCGGTTACTAACCCGAGACTAAAATCTGTGGGTTGTTCAATGTAGATGACATCATTCTGTTCTGCACAGACTGCAGTAGTATCCTCGAAAATTTCTCCTTCAACCACAAGATCTCCAGTCATAGCCGCGTTCCCCGATCCAGGAATAGCTGCATCCACTGTGTAAGTAGCATCTGCTAACTCTGCTACCTCAGTAACAGGCTCGTCTGGAAGAACCTCACAGTTCACGTCAGGATCTTCCCCTTCACCGTCGCAGGCGAATACATTTCCTGTTGCGGTTAAGAGAATCAGTAGCGCAATAAGTAGACTAAAAATCTTTTTCTTGTGTTTCATTTTTACCTCTTTTCAATCTTGTATATAATTCGGAGAAATTTGTTTGCACAAGTGTTAATGTATAGAACACCTGGCTCACCTTGAAATTCTTCACTCACTTTAACCTGAGTGACAAACACTAGGCTATCTCCGATTAATATGTCATTTAAGTAAATATCTGAATTAATTACTAATTCGTCATTTTTACCCTTAAGGGCAAAACTAAACCATTCTCGAAAGAGAATATTGCCCAGACCTTCCTCTTTCGTAGCACTATGGACATAGAAAGTCCATGATGGTCCGAAAAAACCAATCCTTTCATGAGCTGTTCCGTCATTTCCATTCCCAAGGAATTTTTCAAGTTCATTTATATCATTGAACTCTCTCAAATCCTCGAAAACTAGTGTTTTATCACTATCTTCCATGACTACTCTTAGATTGAATTGATTTAATTCCTGTGCGTAAACAGTCTGAGGAGATATAAATACTCCTAGCAGAGCTACTAGGAACAAGAATTTAAGAATGATTCTTTTCAATTAGCCTCACCTCCTTTGTTTTATGTTTTTCAACTCTTTTATTTTTAATGAGCCCCTATTCTTAGGCATGTAATTATATCACAAGCTCACAATTCTAAAATTTTGAAAATTCACTTACAGTGTCTATTTTTTTGTAAGTATAAAGATGTTCCTAATAATAATGGAATTCTCTCTCTCCCATTTTAAATCTCTACCATGCTTCTTGTTCTCCAACTCCCAATAAATCAGTAGAACCTCCAATATAGCAATGATTATTAGCAATATTCTTTATTTGATATATTCCACTATTACTCAAATCCTTCCCTCCTCCATTTTGATACTTTATTATTCCAGTTTAGCATGTGATCTCTGCCTAATTCTTTACAACGCTTTTTCCAATGTTTCTTTTTTGCTTCTCTTGAGTTTGCGTTTGCTCCATAGCCGGTATTGCATATATTACAGTTAGATTGACAATTCTCGTAGCTATCAAAAATGCCTCCGTGAATATGATAAAGACAATGCCCAACATCTGTTGCTATAACGATATTGCATACCTCACAATAGGGATGTTTTCTTAAGAGAAGATCCTTTAATTCTTTATACTTTTTCTTCAAGTTTCTCCATTAGTTGTTTGTGTTGGTCTAAAAATTCTCTCTCTATCGGATATTCTGTATTCCTTTCACCCTCTAATTCAATGAGCATGTCTTTTAGACCATTTGCCAACCTCTTACTGTTTTCTTTTAGTAGTTGGTTTTGGTTGCGGAGTTCGGTTATTGTTTTTAGATTCTCTATTATTGAGATGTGTTGATGCTTATTTTCCCTCCGCAATTCTTTGAATTCTTTCAAAGCAGGAATAATGTATTTATTTGTATATTCAGTTCCGAAATTTCCTGCTCCGTTTTCGCCTATCTCTATCAACTCATCTAACCTATCATCATCTAATCTTTTGTCATTCATTTCAGATGCTTCCCCTTTACCTTTGCGCCTTTTCCGTCTGCACCAATATCTTTTCCAGAAATCTTTTATTTGTTCTTTCGACTTATCCAAGCACATCAACGCTTGTTCAATATTTTGTTCGGGATTCCACAATGCGCCATTGAATCCTGTCCCCTCATAACGATACCCGGTTTCTTTACCGTTTTCGTCATAGTATCTACCACCCTGCCAACTTCTTTTTTCTATATGCCACCCCATCACTTCCTTTGCCATATATTCGTTTAGGTTAGTCATTCATCCTCCAGATTCCACCCCAATTCTTTATCTATCTTATCAACTGTCAACAACAATCCCAGGTCTTTTACCAATGCGCCAATTACCCATTGGCCGTCTTGTAAATACACTCACATATCGCTTTGGGTAGGTCAGCAAGAGTTTTACATCTTATTCGTGTTTCGTTTCCTATTTCTATTGTCCAGCCATGATGAGGAATACAATTAATCCTCATAATAATCCCTGCTTTATCCGCACACATAAACGCTTGGTCTATATTTTGTGTGGGATTCCATGCATGATACCCCATAACTATTGGGGCTTCCTTATCGTTTGTATCTATCCATCTATCTTTATCGTGATACCACTCCATCACTTTCTCTGCCATAAATTCGTTTAGGTTATTCATCTTTCACCTCGCTAATATGAAGTTATAACTACCAACTGCAGTTCTTTATCTATCTTATCAACTGTCAACAACAATCCCAGGTCTTTTACTATCGGCCTCCATTTCTTTAATTGTTTGGTCGATTCCATGTTCTTTATTGCTATCAATCGATCTACTTCATCCATCACTTGTTTATTACATTCTGCGCTGAATCTTGCTCTTGGTTCTTTACCTGATAACAGCCTGCCCTTTGAATACAAATTATCTTTATTTTCTACCATTACCTTCAATGCTCTTAAAAGAATGAACATCGGATAATCCAGAAATTTGCGCCTTTCATCACTTTTCCATTTGTACTTTGTTGCGCCCCTGGCTCGTTTATTACTCACCTTAAAATATCCTGCATGATATAAAGAATCAATCACTGTATATAGCTCTTTCTTAGTTGCTTTAATCAGCTTTTCGGCCTGGTCCAGTTCTTCACTAATCCCATTCTTCATATTCATCATCGACCTCACATATTTCTTTGGCTATTTCTTCGCCGTATTTTTCAATCATTTTGTAATAAACCCAACCGCTTTTATAGCCTTTATCTTTACATTCTTTGAGCAGTCTTTCATATTCTTTTCTGCGTTCATCGAAGATGGGCATCACTTTTCATCTTTCTTGGCGGAGTTCTCCAGTTCTTCTTCAAGCATTGGGATAACGTGGTCAGGTACAGTATGCCCAATCTTTATATGTTCTTTCAAGTGTTTTATCATTCCAGAGTAGCCCCCAAATACTCTTGATGAATAATTACCCTCAATTTTGCAACCACAACATTCCAGCCCCCCCGCACCCCAAAAGATATATACATCACTCTTGGGAATGGTTATGTTTACCTCTGGATATGGTTTATATGTTTTGCTTGAAAATCTACAATAACTCATTCTTCACCTCTCAATTCGGGGATATGTTTATGGAGAATATCAACGGCAAGCGTAAGGGCTTTTGTGAATGCTTTATCCTCCTCGTTATCTAATTCCCAATCTGCCCCATACAGATCAATCTCCTCAATAGCTTTGAGAAGGCGAGAATCTATTGCTCTTTTATTCCAGAAATCTCTAATTAGTATTTTTCCAGAACGTTCTTTTGTTAAACAACAACCATTATTACAATACGCAATCCATGCTATTCCACTCCCAAGTCGTTGCAGTGTAATGTCTGTACTTCCACAGAAAGGGCACGGTTTTAATTTCATTTATTCCTCCTTCCAACCAGTAGGTAGTTCAGCCCAAGCACGATAATTCTCCCCTTTGAACATATACCAGTCGCTTCCAACCACATACATATCAACTCTTATATTGCCCCACCTATCATGAACAAGATATTCACCGCTCTTATTCGGTTTCTCGCCCTTATTCCATACTATTGTTTCTGTTTGAGTTGTCATTTTACCTCCAGTCTAAACTTATCAAAATCTAAATTACAATGTATGATCTGTTTCTGAACTGACTTACTTCTATGGTTAACTTCTTCAACAATATTCGGGTTATCTACAAATACCGTCAGGATTCGACTATCTAATGCCAACATTTCCATATTCTCCTTTAAGGTATTTACGATAATCTGGCTCTATCTGTTCCTTTTTGGCTTTGCGCTTATTTATGACATTAACGACTGGATTCCATAACCCCTTAGGCGTTGTTGGTATATTCAAGTCCTTTCCTGCCAATTCCCTGAACGCCTGAACAAAATCATGTTTAGTTGCGCCTATCCTTAAAAGGGGCAAGAACTCTTTTGGTTCATGTGCTTTGTGTGTCCATTTGGTAAATGTTTCTGATAAATCTTCTAAATATTCAAGGTCGTTGTCGCTGACATCTTCATCTACATCTTTATCTTTATTTAACTCTACATCTTTATCTATATCTGTGACGGAGTTAGTCTGGAACAGGTCTGGATTAGGGGGGTAGTTACTCTCGGCTTCTTTTGTAGTAGATTGATACTTATGCCAGTTGCAAATCTCAAAGTAATCTCTACCATCCACAGAATAAAGGTTAATCATTCCCCTCTTTTCAAAAACCCGCATGTATTTCATGAGTTGATTAGACCTTATATCCTGTCTTAAAGGAAATGCCCTTGCTCTCAACCATGCGCCCATCAACAGACCTCTACCCTCTTTATCTACTATTAAAGACAAGTTGTACCAAAGCAATCTACAAGTGTCATCGGGCAGTTCGTGAATATCAATGCTATCCAACGATTTTAGGTGTGATTTTCGCCAGGTTGGCATTGTTCCTCCTCGCTTCTCTTGAAATCATTAATGTTGTAATATAGAGTTTCCCCAACCTTGACACCTTTTATCTCGTTCTCGTGTATAAACATGTCAAAATTAGAAAGACCGAATATATTAGAGATGGTTTTCTTTCGTTTCCATATGGGGTTAGATGGAAGATTTATATTAAAATAGGGTTGGTATTTTATAATCTCCTCTACTTCAAGCATGCTCATTTCTTCTATCGGGGAAGGGCGCATGTGAAAATGTGAGAAGACTTTTTTCCTTTCTGCCATGTGGGTTAAAATTCTTTTTGGCATGTTCTTTGATTTTCCAATATAGATTATCTGTTTTTCTATTTCGTATAAATCCCCGTCGTTGTCGCTTGCAAATTGCGGGCAAAGCAGGTAATACACACCAGACAATCCAGCACCCCTTAATGTTGCGTTGTCTAATATTTCTTTCTTATCCATTTTTCCTCAAACAAAAAGCCACCCACTACGGTTTACCTGCCTGATTAGGGTGCGCTTGTAGCGGATGGCTCTCTGTTGGTAAACTAAAAACGCACTCCTAATCACTTCTATTATACCATATCATATCGGTAATCTCATCTGCTGTTGGGCATCCTTGATTCTCTTAACTGCAATATCAAAGTATTTCTTTTCTATTTCAATTCCGATGAACTTACGTCCTGTTTGAACACAAGCAACGCCAGTCGTGCCACTTCCCATGAAGGGGTCGAGGATAGTATCATCTGCGTCAGAATAAGTGTTTATCAACCACGCCATTAAATCGACTGGTTTCTGTGTTGGGTGTTCTGTGATAGACGGGTGTGGTTTTGAATATCTAATTATTGATTTTGGAAATTTCATGTTTCCATGATTATCTTTACCTTTTGCAATTTCATAAGCACCATAACAACTATTCTCTATACTATATCCATGCCCCTTGCTATGGTTCGGATTACCTTTTACTTTCTGCGGATTGTAAACGCCACTTCCAAATATTAATATGGTTTCATGTGAGCGCATTGGCATTTTATTGGCATTAAAAAACCCAGATGTTAATACTTTGTCCCAAACAATATCGTATTTGAAATCGTTATAGTTCTCGCTAATTATCTTTGTTGTAAATGGCTGTTGTGATGTAACAATGGTATGCCCTCTACTTATTCTTAATGCCTCATTCATAAAACCACTTGACTCTGTATCCCATCTATTTGCAGTAACTCCATAAGGAGGGTCAGTAATCACGGCATCCACTTTATCAATCTCTTTCATCACTTCTAAACAATCGCCGTGATAGAGAGTGCAATCACCGAGTATTTTCTTCATTTTCAATATACCTTATGATCTTATCTAATTTCTTGCCTATTTTCTGGAAATCAATAGATTCTGAAATGTTATAGTTAGAATCTGCGTTGAGCATACATTGGGCGACAAATTGGCGAAGTTCGCCAAGTCGTTTGACTATCTCATCCATCTTTCCTCCTCAACACTTTATAAATAAGTTCAATAGCCATAGCTTTACTTGCTTGTAATTGCAATCGCGAGGATTCCATTCTACTTATACCATCTGGAAGTTTTTCAATTGTAACAAGGTTGTTACAATTGGGATTTCCTGCCCTTACATTATTAGATAGCCAATTTCCAGCCTTGCGATTTGATTTCAATTCCAGTATTTTAGCTGTCTGAGCTATCTCTATAAGCCCTTGCCGTTCTGCAAATATAGCTGCTGCGGAAGCCAAATTTCCTATTGTTCTCATTTCATAAATATTGTTAGTCCGATCAAGCGCCATTTGTGCTTCACTTATTTGAATAAGTGCCTTATTATCTTCCATCTAAACTCCTTAAAATGTAAAACCACCACGATTGACGCATTTGTTCTGTTCAGGAAACGAATGCCGCTGCCTATCGTGATGGTTATTACTAATTAAATGACATCCGCTTATCCTGAACATATTAAGAGTATTCTATCACACTTTCAGCGCATTTGTCAATCATCTTTTATCTCAAGAATATTTTGGATCTTTCTTGCGGTATCGCCGTTGCAGCGAAAAGCCATATATTGACTGTCTGATAATATTTTAGGCCTGCCCATCTTTGTCCTCTGCTATAAATACCCAAGTTCTCAGGACATAGATGGATCCTGGCTCGCCATACTTTTTCCGGAATAGTTTTACCGAGCAGTTAATAGCATGATCAGTTTCGCTCATTCCCTTTTCTTTTTGAATAGAGAAAAAGGGACCATTGTATAAATGCCATTCTGCCCTTCTTGGTAATTGATTTATCAAAGTAATGTATTTTGGGTTCATCCCTCGATCTCCTTGTAATGTTCCCAATAGGCTTTTTGGATGGCTTTTGTGGGAAGCGCAATATTTTTAATACAGAAAGGCGTGCCGATTTCTATATCTTCATTCCCCATAATAAGTAGATTTCTTTCAACTTTAAGTTCTGCTAATCTATTCAACTTTTGTTTTGTGATCATGTTTCCTCCTTATTCAAAACAATGCACAACATATTTGTTTTCTAAAATCCACTTTAGATATTCCTTAAAATCTTTCTCGTAATGTTTCGTTGCTTTATAACCAAAATCAAACACAATCTCATGATGGCATATTGGACATTCTAAAAGATTAGCAGTCCATATTTCATTCTCGACAGGCTCTCCTTCTTCATTTGGTCGGTATGTAATAACTCTAATGCCATATTTACTTGCACGATATATTGCTCCACATTTTGCACATATAGGCATTCTCATTGCTCAATCTCCTGCGCCCTTCCAACTCCCATACCGTTGTGAAATTCTCTATGATGTGCCGGACATAACCACCTCACTTTAAGAGGATGATCGTAGCTATCGTGATGCAGTTGAACATTTTGAGATCCACATACTTCACAATTCTGCTTGATTAATTTCCCCGCCTTTACCGCATCATATGCCCTTTCTCTTGCTTTCAATCGATCTGGATACCGTTCTTTTTGGATCAGTTTATACCTGTAATAATTCGTAGATATTCCACCTTTCCAATTTGGGTTAGCTGCTCCTTCTTGCATTGTTCCTCCTGTGAAACATTCGATATTATCGTGAAACATTCTGTGAAACATTCGATATTATCGTGAAACATTCTGTGAAACATTCGATATTATCGTGAAACATTTTATTGGGGGGAGCGTTGCCGTTTCACTCCCCCCATAGAAAAGGAGAATTAAGAATCTAACAAATCTAATTGTCCTAATTCTTTCAATCTCGTTGTCAATATCTTTGAAGCTTCGGCAGGAACATATTCATCTGGACTATATGCACCTCCTGAATCTTTGACTGGTTTGATCCATTCCAACAAAGCGATTATGTAATTGTCTGGAATATCCTTTGATGAACCATGCCCAGTTAGATATTGACAGACTTCTTTTCTTTTCATTTCGGTATCGCCAACGGCAAAACATGCTTCAATCATCCCAACCATCAGGCCAATCTGTGCCTTAGTCGCTTTTTTGCCTGTAAATTTGCTTGCCAAGGCGTCTATTTTGGCTTTTACTACTTCTGGGTTATATGGGCGTTCATTCTGCGCTTCTGGTTGATCTTCAACTATTTCAGCTTCGACCACTTCATTACTTGCCTGACCCATTTCACCAGGAGTATAAAGTCCTGATAGTTCCTGCGGAAATGCTTTTCTCAATGCAAGTGATTCTGCACACTTCGCCAACATTAACGCTGGCATTTTCCGCCACATTCCCATCAGTACAAACTCGCCGTCCTTTTTGTAGGTTTGTTTATATTGTTCCCATGTAGCAACTGCCCATAAGGGTTCTGAAAAGTCTTTTCTTAATACTGCAACTTTTGCAGCTGCAGGATATTCAGCGGATAGCCAGACTTCTTTCCAATCGCCATTCAATCCGCACCAATAAGGCCCCAACTGTCCGGCATACTTATCAGTTCTTTCAGCTACTAATCGGAATCCGTCAATGCTGACTTGCACTCCCATGACTTGCCGATTTTCCCTGCTATCCCACCGCTTGATAGCATAAATCTGTCTCGAGAATGGATCAAGTCCAGTGCGCTGCGCCTGCATGATGAATAACTTTAATTCGTCATCGCTTGCACCTTTACAGATCGTTCTTTTAATAAGATCCTTCTGCTGTTTTGAATATTCATTAACTGTTGCTAATTCTTTTGTCATCACTTACCTCCTTTTTGTTAAAATCAATTTTCGTCAGCCCTACCTCATCCTTATATTTGTTTAGGGCAATTCGGATCACTTTTGCTCTTGGTTTTTTGTTAATCACCTTCCACTTATTCAGGAACTCAATCTCTTTTAATCTTAGATTGACCGTTAGCTTTCCTGCAAACTCTTTCTTTGGACCAGGTCTTGTCATACTGCCTCCTTATAAGTCTATTCTCAAATCACAATCAGCGCAATATAAATATTCGCCACCTGATTGCCCGTAATCTTGATTAAAAAACTCGCGAAAATCATCATCGTAAATTAAGTCTTTATTACATTTTGAGCATTTGTTCGTTTCCACAGCAAGCTCGATTTCAAGTTCTTCCAATTCTAACTCTAAATCCTCTATTGCCCCATCCCATTCTTCCTTGAGCAGTACGTTCATCGCTTCCTCTCGATCTGATCCTCTGTTGATTCTGGGATTCCGAACCCTGGGCGTGAAACTGTTATCTTCGTATATGGATCATTCGGTGCTGAGAATACAGCTAAATAATCGCTATCAATAATCACACGCGGATAGAAATTTCTCTTTTCTGCCAAAGTCTGAGCAAATACAAGCGCATGATATTCATTCTCAAATAGTGCTAATTGTTTGATAATTTTCTCTTGTGCTGTGTCTACCTGAAATCGTACTTCAAAATGATATGCTTTTCCTGAATATTTGATCTTTGTCATGTTTCCTCCTTGATTATTGTATCATATATTATTGGTTGTTAATCTTAAAAAGTCTGACCTATTTGACAACCCCGACTTCTTCCCAGTTCTTGATCAGTCCAATGTCGAAAGCGCGTGTTGCGTAAGTCAACGCGATCTCTTTCTTGTTTTCATCAAGAAGATTATGGATCGCTTCGTGAGCGTCGTCGCAAACTTCGAACGGTGCAACTTCGTGCCAAGAATCCTTTTCCGCTTCAACGAAATAAATATCGGTGGGGTTTTCTTCTGGATTCGGGGATGGTACTTTTCTAACTCTATGCTCTTTCATTTTCATTTCTCCTTTTTCTCCTTTTTCTACTTATATCTTATCATATAATATAGGATAGTCAAGAGGCCAATCTTAACAAACCACTTAATTTAAGATTAAGGAATTTTTCACTTTTAATGCTATAATGAACATGATCATCGGAGGTATCAGCCTCCGCATGTTCCCTCCTTTGGGTGCGGTTCATTCATTAGCCGCACCCATCCGTTTAAATAGAAAAGGCCTCCTACCAGGGAGGCTTTTTTTTGTCTTTTACGTAATGTTACTTTTGAAATCTCTCAAAGAGACCGTGTGCGAAATTGGATCCTTTAGATAAAAGAAATCCAGTGATAACATACGCAACAGGCGCCCACGCGAATGGAATTTCTAACACTTCAAAAATATTTACCTTCGCGCCAAAAGCTAAAACTATCCCGACCACCATTGAAACAACAATATCTATTTCAACAGGTACTTCACGAGCATCGAGAATTTCTTCCAGTTTTGCATAAAGGGGCTTTAAGATTTCAACGAGAACACTAACTAGAGTTGCTAATGCTGAAAATGCCGCAACTCCTCCTGCTACCTCTACAACTGCACCTAGCATTTTTACCTCCTTTCGACTAATCAATAGCCAAGGTTATTTCGTGCTTCAGTTCCTCATTATACCAATAAAATCTTAACCATGCTGCACCGCGCGGTCTTGGGGATTTTCCGCTTTCTACATGAAAGCCACCATAACCATCTCCATAGTCATCTGAGTATGTTCCCAGATTTAAGTATCTACAATTATACTGCTCAATATTTCCTTTAGCGTTCATGCGAATCTTTTTTATTGGAACATCCCACATGTCGTGTGAATGTCCCATAATAACAAAGTTAGCACTCTCAACATACATACCCATCCGATTTGTTCTAATCACCCCCCTAGTTACTTCTGCTCTTCCTGAGCCAGCTCCATGAAAGTAATATAATCGTCTGCATATTCTTTGCTTACCACGTTTGAATTGAAATCTAACCCAGCCACCGTATCCGCCAAGTTGAATTTTCGCTCCCGGAACCTCATTCAATTTTCCAGTCAGCAAGCTCATCACATCAAGCGAATTATGTTTCATAACTTTTTGATCATGATTGCCTCTTCCTAATAAGACAAATCGATCTGAATAAGGCTTTAATTGTTTATAAGCATCTGCAACAATCTCTCCAAGATAATTGTCTAGAAGATATTCCGGGCGGATGTTACTAAACTGTCTGCGCGGATCATATCTCCCTTCCATCATTGAGAAGAAGTCGCCAGTATCAAGTATGTGAGCATCCCTTTCTTTCGCCTGCTCTAAATGCTGGAACATTAATTTTCTATCACAATTAGGTGAATCCCAATGACGATCTGAGCTGAGTAAAAACCACTTCTGCCAGCCCGCTTTAACGTCATCCATTTGCAAGGTAAGAACGTTCCTTGAGTTATGCGTAATCTCCATGGTTTCCTTTCAGTTGTTAAGGTTCTATCTTATTACCAAAGCTATTAGTGATCCCAATACCGCCACAATAATCATGCCGACAAATCCGAAGGTTATCTGCTTCACTGGGCTAAACTCAACCTTAGTAACATACTCATTTTTAAGGGTGTCTTTAATTTCATCCATGCCGTCTTTAATATAGCCTATATCTTTGACTATCAACGCCACCGAAGTTGCTACCGTCATTTTCTTTACTGGTTTATTGTCCATATAATACTCCTTATTGCGCCCTCCAGCTATTGTTCCTTTATGTATTTCTCATCCGCTGAAACATAAACGATTCTTTCTGGTACTTTTATTGGTTGCCAGGTGATTCCGCTTGCAGCTTCATAAACCTTATCACCCGCCTTATCGTATAGCTCTCCTTTCCTAACAATAACAGAATGTGTCCTTGATTCAAACACTGGCTCGCTCCTTCCCCATAACTGATCAACTAAAATTAACACATCCTCTGTTGGTGTAGCCGGTGGTTGAGAACCTCCTTCCCCAAGATAATTTCTGAATGCCTGTTCATCACCGTTAAATCTATTCAGATCCATATAAGTAGAATCTCCGCCGTAAGCCCTGCAATCAGCTTTTGATGTATATTGCCAGAAAGTCCACGGCACTCCATCATTTGCCCAAACAGACGGCATCCTGGGGGCTGGTGCATTTGTATAGTTGGCCACCCACAACTCATAATTCAAAGCCCATAATTGGTTGTTGTGATTCGGTCTACCGTTCCAATATCCCTGAGAAGTGTAAATAATAGGTCTTATGCCTGAAAGCCTTTCCACCTCATTCAAGAATCTTTGTAGTTCATCGAATGTACAATTACCATGATAAGTAGTTGATTCAAAATCTGCGACTGGTGCGATTTCTCCAGGATCATTTTTCCAGCGATTGACAAAACGCCTGGCCAATTCCTCCTGGTTCATCCCATGCAAAGGCCAACCATAAGCACCCCTGGCTATCCCAACTCTTTTAGATTCTCGCCAGTTTCGATCAAATTCCTTATCCTCATTGTAGCCAAACATTGCTCTTTCAAATGCAAATTTAACTCCCTGAGATTTAGCTTTATCCCAGTTGAATTTGCGATTGTGATGACTGACATCTATACCATTATCCATTTTTATTTAATTCCTCTTTAACAATACGCCTTATTTTATTTTCTAATGATTCTGGTTCGGGTGGAGGTACAAAAGACGCTTGCCGATCTCGAATTTCTTTAACTTCGACATTGGTCAATTCCACATATTTTTGCGTTTTATTTGTACAATCAATTACTATCTTTTTCATTTTATTTCATCCCATACAATGATATTCTCGAATATTCTTTCCAGTTAGCCCCTAACTGTGGAATAATTGTAATTCTATTAATGGCTGCTGTTGAATCCCATAAACCCATTCCGTTTCTTATTGTAACATTACCCGATGCAACTGATTTTGCTACCCCAGCCGAAACGTAAAGGGACTTATTGATATCTGCACTTGCGTAATTTGGAATAAATATTTCCGATGGATCAAACTGATCAGCTAGCCCATTTGCTGAAACTACCCCAGTAATAATCGCTTCGTTTTGCGCAAGTGCTTCGTTTGTTACAAGTACATTGTTATGATGTATGTCATAATATAAAGCATTGTAATTTGCCCCAGCATCATTGTTAAATCTGACAGTAATACCATCACTTACTGCTCCTCTATCGCTTCTCAATGAACACATTAATCTTAAGTGTTTATAAGTTGCTGGTATAGACGTAAAGTCAAAACTTGCCACATCGCTACTTAACAACACATCTTCTATTAACTCTAATCCTACTGTATTATCAACGTATGCTTTAATGCTCTGTTGTGTTGCCAGCTTCGTTGCGCTATCAGATACCATGTTATCTTCATCAAGACAGTCGGAAATATTAGCAGTCGTTGGGAAATCAAAATTGTTTCCATTTAAGTCTAAATCGCCACCAAGTTGCGGTGTCAGATCATCTACAAGGTCTGACATTCCTGCGCCGCCACCTCCACTAAACGCTAGCCATTTAGAAAGCCCATCATCATAGATAAGAAGAGCTAAATCTTCAACGTCATCTAACGTAATATCTGCCTGACCACCACAAGAAATGTTCCCCACGTCATGCTTAATTACAATAGTTCTTGCATCGTTCTCTGGTCTAAGAAAGATTATCAACGCTTCAACACCGCCATTGATGGTTTCTAAATCATCAGAAGCCGCATCTCCAAAAGTGTCAACCGTAAAATAGTTTCCAGAGTTAGCTGACCATGTTATTTCTCCCGCAGCGTCAATAGTCAGTTCAGTCGCTTCTAAGAATCCAAACTGTGTTGCTAACGCATAAATATCATCAGTTCTTTGATTTAGATCCGCAGCATCGTTGTAATCTACTCCGTCTGTGTAGCTTGTATTTGGGGGTGCCGTTCCTGGTATAGTACTCGCCATATTATCTCCTTATTTAGTACATATTTTCATATTACTATTACACTTTACTATGAACCTGCAAATGCGAAAGCAATTAGTGTTGAATAATAAACCGCTGATTTCCCTCCACCTTCCCCATACGCTTGCATTAAAACATCAAATGTACCCGCTGACTCCGCGCGAGCTTGACTCGCGCTAAACGGTTCATCTGTATGTCCAGTTTCTTCTGTATAAATACCTACACCGCTATTTGCATTTATTTTGACTCCGCATCTTGCCCAAAGACCGCCTGTATTTGACCACAAGTTTCCTGTCGCTACTGCTATAACAACTCCATCAACTGGTAAAGTTAAAGATATAGTTGAACCCGGAACGGTCTGATATGCAGCAACCGCAGTTGATTGCCAATTCGCTGGAGTTGTTATACCCCAATCTAATAAAGGAAAACCTTGTTCCATCGCGGTTGCTCCTGCATTAGCTCTTGGACTTTGTCCTTGTAAACCGATAGCAAGCCATGAAGGGATTGTTCCATTCTCAGTTAAAATTCCTCCGCCTGCCCCGATACCTAACCACGAAGGAGCTGCCGCACCAGATAAAAGAACTCCACCATTTGAGGCAGCAAGTCTCGCCTTATTAGCCGCACCCGTATAGTAATCTATATCTCCAGCAGTTGTACCGACCCATACTGCCGCAAAGTTATCTTTAAGATAAGTATTCTGATTAGCCGCTGTCCATAAATCGCCAACAGCTACTAAAGGAACAACGCTATAGGCCATAGAACTCCATTAATACTTCTGGGATTCTTCCTCCAACTGCCAATATAGCATAAAGCCGAGCAAAAGCCTCTGAATAAAGACAGGAATCCACTTCATTTTTGCAACTCGTATCTATTAATAATATTGGCAGTTGTTCATCCACTGCAATCATAAACTCTTCCGTTTGCGATTGCCTTCCACTTTTAAAATCTAATCTATGGCCTTCTTCATGATGACATATTATTGGATTATCACAAATCACAAGATCAATGACTGGAATATACATCGCCTCAAAACCAAATATTAATTCAATTAATATTAATAAAATCTTGTTATATATCATTCTGGGCCTATTGCAATCCAAGCAAACTCGACAGTGAATGCCGCTGCCAAACCATCACCACCGTAAACCTGCACATCAATATCAGCAGCAGCCTGATTAGATAACAAGAATGAAAATATTCCTCTTGCTCCACCTGCGGTCTGTTCTACTGAGCCAGCAAGAAATATTGGCACATCTGAAAAAGCTACTGGATAGGTGATAGTAACGTCAGCAGTATCACCCGCTCCAGCCTCAATCGCTTCTGCACTTCCTGCTTGAATAAACCAATCCGCAGGAACATAGTTATTCGTTCCTTCGGTTGACCAGTTAGTTGCGTGCCCCCCTTGCCTTCCTAAAAGTTTAAACCATTCAGGGGCAGTGCCAGCTCCATCAACTCTCTGAGCAAAGCCAGCAGTACCTATTGCTAATCTCGATTTAGCTGCCGCACCAGTATAGTAGTCAACATCTCCGGCAGTCGTTCCCACCCAGATTGCAGCCATATTATCACGCAAATATGTGTTTTGATTGGCTGCTGTCCAAAGATCGCCGGTCGCAACTAAAGGTACTGCACTATAAGCCATGTACTATTCCCGCCTTTGCGAGAGTATTTTGTCTTTTCAAATCATTTAGAGTTTCATCTTTATTCCACTTTCTTGAAAGACCTTTTATCTTGGGTTGTGAGCATAACACCCTGCCAAGTAATTCTGTACCTGCTTTTCTAACAACCTCTCTTTCTTGAAGTATCTGTTCTATTCGTGCCATCTTACTCTTATTAGGAAATATTACTTTGCGTCCCTTCCCTTTTTGTTTGTAATTGCCGCATGAGAAACAGTAAAACAGCTTTTCTTCTTTACAAACATATTCAACACCGCCGCACTCACACTTTGCAATCCACCTTCCCCAATCAACTATTGCATGTACTGGGTCTTTGTTAATTATGTCGCCAGTAAAAGGAGTATCTAACAAACGTTTCTTTTTAAGTATGTTGCTGCGTCTCAATATCCATTCTTTATGAGTTTTACATCCGTCTCTTTTACATAAGTCTTTAGCTGTTATCATATTTATCCTAAAAAGCAAATATAGTTTCTTCACCCATTTTAGCAGGAAATGTCCAATATCCTTCAACTTCCATGTGCGGTTCTAGCCACCAGGTAGTTAATATTCTACCAAATCCATAATCTTCGTGTGCAATTCCTGCAATACGATATTCAGCATCTATGGTAAGGTCTGCTATTTCTAACTTAATCTTCTCATATAAATCATAACCTAATTGTGCAGACACAGGAGAGTATATTTGAATTATTGGGAATCGATTGTTTCCAGCAAAGAACCCAACAAGAAATGCTGAAAGATCGATTGAAACATTAATATTCTGCTGCCACGGATTGTCAAGTTCAAACACTACCCCTTCTTCAACCCCATCTTGAACAGGTGTGGTTTCTGGCGTGTCAATAGCTTCTCCACGAACCTTGACCGCTATGTAACCGCCAGCCGCATTGTTATTTGTGAATACTAATTTAGAAGTCTGACCAAAGTCAGTTTTTACTAAAACAATGTCCGCGGTTATATCTGCTCCACCTCCACCCTCTACTGTGTTTGCTGTATAGTCGGTTGTAGCAGCACATAAAATCCCTTCTGCTGGCACTTTTCGATTATCATAAGTGTAGTCAGCCCACAATGTAAGTGTTCCACCGCTGCCGTCTATATAAGGTTCTTGATAACAAGTCCACAAAGTCGCAAGAGCTTGTTTTTCTTTTGGATAGGTAATGATTTTTACAAGATCAAATTTGTTCTCCCAGGGCTGAGGAATGACTAAACTTTGCCCAACATCAGTTGCAGTTAGCGTAAGTGTTGGAGCTGCGCCAACATAATGACGGCTATGAAAAGTTGCTTTCCCATCATTCGCAATATAGAATATTCCAAGCTCACTTTCTACTATTTCATCAACAGCTAAGTTAGCGTTTTGTCCGCTGATCCAACTATAAGGAATTGTATCTGCTCCAGATAATATATCAGTACCCCAAATAGCAGGCCATTCTATATAATCAAATAAAGCTTTAAGCATAGTGTCTGCATCTGTATTCTGTGTAAGATCAACATACGCTTTGCTTCGTCCTAATAAATCGTTTCCGTCAACAGCTCTTATTATTACAGTCTTTTTTCTTCCCTGTTCAATCGCCTGTACATCATCTACTATTCCATTGAACACATCGTATTTAATCTCGGTAGAATGATCAACTGCAGTAACTTTTATGTACTTATCAATTCCAACATTCGGATATAAAGGACTTGCAGCATTCAAAGGATCATAACGCCCGTCCTGATTATTTAATTCAAATAGCAATGTACCAATACTTTGCGGTTGAAACCCCTCTCCATTTGATCTGATTAAATGTTTTCTTCCTCTAAACGTTCTGAATGAATTTTGAACTATCCAGGCATCCTCATTTGAGCCGTCAAATACGCTATCTTCGTCCCAGTCTATTTCAACTCCCAATGTCATACTGCCAACAGCAGGACATTCCCACTCGCCGTAAGGGCAAGAACCGTAAAGAGCAGCACCATAAAGAGCCATTATCTACCCCATCCCCTATCTCTTATTCCTTCTTTAATAAACGGATTAAGAGCTTCTTGTACTCTAGTGGAATCAGATATATCAACACCGTAATTGTTATAAACAACAGTTTCGTGTCTTGTAGGGCTAACTTGTCTTGCTGCGCCAGCCCCAGATTGCGAATAGGCGTAATTCACAATACCAGCTCCAAGCGCCAGAGGATTTCTAAGTTTCATTATCAAGTTATAAATTGCTTGTAATCTTGCGGCTTGACCAATAAACGTTTCTACCCAACTAATAATTTCTCTTACGGCGTCACGTATATCGTTAAAGCCATCTCTAAGACTTATTAATTTGTCATAAGAACCCTGCCCAAAAGCCATTTCAATAGCGCCTTCTATATCGCCGCTTTGCAGTAAAGTAAGAATTCCTACTAGCCCGCTACCTTCATCACCAATCACTCTTCCTAACCAATCAAAGAAATTTTGAATAGCTGCTTGTACTGCCGGACTGTCTAAGGCGTTAATTATCCCCTCCATTATTTTGGTAAACAACGGCAAAACGGTAACAGCCAATTTATCTCTCAAGTTCTCCATTGTTGTTTGAAATCTAGCAAAATATTGAGAAGCTGTTCCAGCCACTTCAGGAAGATCCGCTGTGCTTTCTTTTAATTTCTCAGTTACGACATTCGCCATGCCCATTTGGATTTGATATTTGGTTAATTCACTTTCTGCAACACCAAACATCTTTGCCGCTTCAGCAGTCGCTTCCGCTTGAGATACTTGTATCTTTAGGTTATCAATAATCATCGGAGATAAGCGACCAATACCTCTGACGTATGAATCCATTAAGTAGTCAACGCTCTCGCCAGTCGAGGCCGAAATCTTAGTGAAATACTGCATGGCGTCAGGCAATGTTTGAGCAAAATCTTTTCCGATTAGCTGTGCAGCACTATTAAAGTTCTTCATCAGGTCAACTTGATTGACCATACCCAATGATCCTTTGTTAAGTGCTCTAAGCCATCTCTTACTACCCCCCTCTAGTTCTTCAGTAAGTCCTTCAAATGCTTTTGTTACACCTTCAACTTCTGCACCTCTTTTGGCAAGCGCCATAGTGCCTTTCGCAAGTACAGCTACAGCAGCAACACTAAAAGCAGCGGCTATTGCGCCACCGGCCAACTTAGCAACTTTACCCAACCCCTTTAATTTAGTGCTAAACCCTTTAGTATCAGCGGTTACTTTTACTACTAAATTGCCTAATGTTCCTAATCCGAACATTTATTTTTTCTTCCTCAAGTCTTTGCCTCCAAGGGCAGTATTTAATATCTCAACTATTGATATTTGTTCTTTCCATGTTTGAGGCTTTTTCTTTATTGTTTCAGGCATAAAATCGGTTGGCTTGTATGATTTTTGCCCCTTACCTCTAAAGACGTTCGCTATGACAGCGCAGATAGTGCCTGCTCTTAAATCTGCCCGATATTCAAGCGGTTCGATTTTATTTTTTTCAATCCACTCTTGTATTTCGTAACTATCCATCCTGGATAACAATTCCTTCTTCGTCATTCCTAGCTTTGCTGCTAACCGAAAGTAGAATAAATACTCAGGATGGTGTTTTAGTTTTTTGCTATCTTCTCTATTACGCCTTCTGATAATCCACAAAGATCGCCAGCAACTTCAAATATTCTTTGAAGTGCTTTAGCTGATTTCTTTCCAAGAGCAAGTACATCTTTCATGTCAAATATTCTCTCACCCTTTTCGTCAATAACACATTGGATCACCAGCTTTGCGCGAATATTCTTAGTGTCGACTTCAGATTTTCCTTCTTTAATTGTCGTAATACTCCCTTCAAAAGCATCCCGCTCTTCCCCGGTCATGCCACGAACACGCACATCACCGCCCCATTCTGGAACTTTCACAATCTTAATCTGTGTATCTGCCTTCTTAAGTATTTGTTCTCTTGTTAGCATTTAATTATCCTTTCTACGCTAACGTGGGTTCTCCTGAAACTGTTAAGGTTACTGCTGCGCCAAGTTTTCCGGCTACATCCATATCTGGAACAAAACCAGTAACCAGGGCTGGGCAAATCCAAAAAGTTGTATCAACAAAAAGAAGTTTATAGTTATTAACTGACCGTTGAGTCATATTGTATAAAAGACCTCCAACTGCTTCTTTATGTGTAGCTCCCGTTGGAACGAAATTAATATCTAATGTAAATTCACCGCCGTCCAACAAGCCGCCTACTTTTTCTCTGAACGCACCAGATGAGCTATGTGAAGTTACATCAACAACTTCTTGAGACAAACTCGGTCCAGAAATGTTTGTTACTTCTGCAATCGTTGTAAATACTTCAGGCGTTGCACCATCACCCATTTGTAATAATGAGCCAAAGGCTGCCGATCCATCTCCTGCTGCCATAATTTATTCTCCTTTCTTTAATTTAATACTGGTAATCTGACAACACATATATATAAATCTGCTGCAGTAACAGCGGCATATAATAGAGCTGTTCCAGACTGATTCCAGCCTTCCGGCTTGAACGGGCCAAACCAGGCATATTCTCCTATCCCAATAGAATAAGTTGTAATATCGCCAGTTCGTTTTGTTTTACCCATAGCAACAGATGAAATGGTTATGGTCTGTGCGCCAGCATTGTCATTTCTGATCAATATTAATTCACGCCCAGTATTTGTAAAGCTAAACCCATCTGCGAAGTCTGCTCCTGATGCCGTCCATGTAAAATCTTCCGCATTAGCGGTAAGCGGTAGTGCTGGCCAAAATCCCGCTGGTTCTTGTACTGTAATACTTAGTCTTGCCATTTTTATTCTCCTTTAGGCACTCTCTCTGTGCCATGCTCTAACTTCTATAAATTTTCTATATCTTCCTGTTTCTGGTTCATAAGTAGCCATTTGATTTCTTATAAAACTAACTCCTGGACTGCCACCAAAGTTTGTTCTTATTCCACTAATAAAAGGGCGCAACTCTGCATAAACTTCTTCCCTATCTAATGCTGTGTCTGCCCATATATTTACATCAAAATCACCATCTTCTAGATCAGAAGATCCAGAATGAGAATATTCAGGTATTCCGTAAATTCTGCGACACGTTATTGCTGGCAATATAGGATCCTGTGGCAACGTATCTGTATAAACACGCTCACTCACTGTTGAAACATTAGCTGCTATATAATCCATCAATCCAAATTCAAACGCCACTTAATGCCTTCCTTATTAATACCTTTACTGCATCCCCAATTTCTTTTTGTACCGCCTTCTCGTTTTCTGCAAGCGCAGGTCTTAAGAACGGTTGTCCAGTCATTTTACTTGTTCCATATTCCTGATGAACTGCGTACTCAACATTAGTGCCTACTAATAAAGTTACACTGTGAGGCTTGATTTCTTTTCCTCCAACATCGCTATATGTTCCAGCAACGTCATTAGGCGCAAAGTCTGGCGCTGATTTTCCTACATGACCCCCAACGTGAATAGACCTGCGAAGCGTTCCGGTTTTATAAGGCGCTTTTACTTTTGCAGCATTATTAACCAACAATGCGCCCGCAAGAGTAGCCTTTTCAAGCAATTTCCCTCTTGTACCCTTATCAAGTTTATTTAGATTAGCTTTGAATTTCGCCAATCCAGCAACTACTTCACTCACTGTACTATCTCTCCTGTTATCCTTGTTAATTCGCTACTGCCATCATGTTCAACTAAAAGAATATCGTAATAATCTGTGCCAAATTTAACTCTATATGTTTCTTCGATTGTGTTGTAATATCCTGCTATTTCAATGATGCTCACATTGGTTGCATAGGTCTGATCAGGTCTTTTATACTCGCCTCCTTTTTCTGGTGCTTTCCTGCACGGTAAATCTACATGCCCTGCTAAATCTACCCATGTTTTAATTGGCTCATGTGCAGCGTCAAGTGTTGTGGTAAAGTCTTGAATAGTACACGTTGAAGGGAAGAAATCCGCTTCTGCTTCAAGCAATGCACCATGAATGATTGTCATTCTATTCGCCACTTTCTAAAGCCTCATCAATGATTCTTTCTCTCAAGCTGAAATCGTCATAAACTAATTCAGCATAGTCGAAGGGGCTATAATCAGCATCTTCATCTGCCTTAGCTTGATCTCTTAATAACTTAGCACGCTTTAATAGTTCCGCGCTTTCTGCTGGACCGTCCGTACTAAGGTCTAATAGTTTGATCCGCTTTTGTACTAATACTTCTGAGGAAGCTATTGTTTCTAACGCTAAGGCAGCAGCTTTTTTTATACCGCTTGATTCCAATGTAAGAAAACTGTCTATCTCATCATCAGAAAATATCTCATAAGCTGCTACTGAATCAGTACATAATAAACGTACTTTTCCTCTATCGGTAGATAAATCATAAGTGAAAGCCATTAGTCAGCCTCTCTCAATTCAGCTTCTAATTCTTCTTTCTCGTGGATATATTTTTTTAAATTCTCAATATCTTCGCGGATAGCTTCATCAATTTTCGCAATATCCCTTAGTATCTTTTCTTTTGAGCGACTCATGTTACCGCCGTTATGTTTGAACCCGCATCGTCAAATAAATGGCGATAAATAATGGTGAAGTGAATTACTGCCTCACACCCTCCGCCGTCCGACGTATAACAAAATCGTATATAAGTTTTTGTACCTTCTTTCGCATTGGCAGCGAACGGAGCAAATAAATCAAGTCCAACCGCACCATCAATAATAGATGCATTCGCGGAATCCATTAAAGTCAAAGCCGAGGTGGCAGCTGCTGTTCTACCTATCATTGAATTTACTATCACCCCTGATAAATCCGTTCCTGCCGCCAAAGTCAAATCAGTCGAAGCACCATCATAAATATCAAAATGAGCTGCGGTTATCGCAGAAACGTCTGTTACATCATGAAAGTGTCCGAATAATTGTAAAACTTCTACTGCGCCTTCAACTTCAAAAAGATTTTCTGTTTGAGCGCCATTCGGCGAACCAGTAATAGTTAATACATCGCTTACATTCCACCCGCCTGCTCGTGCAAGAAAAGCTTCTCCTTTCAGCGGGTCTCCAAAAGGCCATGCAAATTTTTGTGCTAAAGGATTTCCGGGCACGTGTCCTGTCATTTTATCTCCTTATACATCCGCATTTGCCACTTCTACAATCCATTCTACGACACACGTACATTGCGCTTCTGCATCACACCAAACGTCGCCGACGTTGTCGATTGCAATTTGAACGCTCGCATCCGGTGTCAAAGTAAAATGATGTGCTTCTGCTTTTGCCTGTGATTCTCCGATGTAAATATCGCCATCATTATCCGGGTCCGCGTGAACAGTTAAATACTGTCCTTGAGGAACACGATGCGCAGTCAGTTGTTGAGCTGTGCCTGGCGCGTCAATAGCCAAAGAACCAGTCTCAAATGATTGCTTATTATCACGACCATATATCGCCATAAGCAAACTCCTTTATTCTTGGGGAGGGATTTGCTCCCTCCCATTATTTGATTTATTTATCCTATCTGGGCATATGCAAATCTTGGATCCAATTGAACACTTTCCATCACCTGTCGCACCCGATAGAAAATATTGTCGGTTGCGAAGTCGCCAGCAAATGGGCTAATTGGCGCACCCGCTGTTGATACTTTGTCTGAATTCTTCATGCAAATTTCAGGTGTTTCGTGTCCGCGCAAGTAGCCAAATTCCATTGCCGCACCCTGCGGAGGATCCGCGAACAGATACCAGGTTGTAGCCTGGTCACCACTCACATCAATGATCGGAATGTAAGGATCTACATGCAACCTTAATCCCATCTGTGGGACTACGTTGGTTGTCGGATAGAACACTGGCCCTGCTGCATTATCAGAAACCATCTTCTGTGCAGAGGTCAGAATCGACCGCGCCGTGAATTCAAGCGCCGGAGGTACGACTAAATGTGCGCCGCGTACCAAAATAGGTTCACCGCTAACCTTAGCTTGAGCAGCCATTAATTCCATAGTTGTCTCAAGGTTGGTTATAGTCAACGCCAATGATCCCAAGTTTGTGATCGCTTGGCCATCGCAAGAATCTGTGATAGTTGCACCGAATAAACTCGTATGTGGACCAGTCGCGGCAACATAAGTTCCAGTTGCTTTAAATGCTTCTGAGCGAATAACTGCGGTTGCGAATCTATCTCCGATATCTCCAAAAGCGTTCATAATGTCGTTGATGATCGATTCCCAAGAAATGTCAAATTGCTTTCCATATTTCTTGAGGTTGTAGCTGTAATAGCAATCGCTCATGGGCGCTACAAGATATTCGCCCTTTTCCGCAACTTCATCAAGCCTATCGTCTGCGCCCTGTACTTTATGCCGTCTAACTGTGTTGAAGTTAGCCAACTTCGCAATTTTGAAATATGGCTTCCAGTCAACAACAGCCGCACGGTATTTTGTTAAAATCTCCCGGTCAATCACAAAGCCGAGCAGGTCCGGGAAGTCGCTCGTAGTCACCACTTCTTTCAGCAGGTATTCCCACCGATGAGAGGGCATTTTCTTTTCGTTTGTTACCAGAGAAACGAAACTTGCAATCTTCGCCTCCGATAATCTCTTTTCGCGGACAGGTGTGTAACCGTTCCACTTTTCCATTAAATTTAGAAATTCCATTATCCTTTTCCTTTTCCGGTGGCTCGTACGCCTTTATCTATATCTTCAAGGGTAACAGCACCTTTTTCAACTGCTAAGTAAGTATCAAATTCTCTAGCCGCTTTATCATTTACGTGGGCCGCGCTCATCGTTTCGATGATCAACAAGTCCAACTCTTTAAGTCTGTTTGCTATAGCTTTTGTTTGCTCACTTAGCCGATAATACTCAAGTGTCATTCCGGACAATTTCTGTCCGTACTCTTGACTTCTTTTTGCGAACTCATCACCAGGATTTATTGTCATTATTCTCTTTCTGCTCTAAGATTGAGCTTCTGAAACCATTATGTAGCGTACATTGCCGTTAATAATGCAACGTAACGCGAACGCTGGGGTATCTGTATTTGCCGCATACTGAACAGCGGACAGATTCACAAATTCAAAAACATTATCACCGGTTGCGTAACCAGTAGCATTTCCATCCATCACAAACCTGTGAATGGAGTGAACCGTTGCAGTTCCAAAATCTGTGGAAACGCCGGCTGCGTAAAGTTCTGACATACCACCGCAAATAGTAGCTCTTTGATTTGCGTCATTTGCAAAGTAAGTAAAGCGTCCGCCAGCAGCCAGCCCTGAAATTGATCCGCCAGTAGTAAATTCAATACCAGCATGGATACCGTGTGCAGTTGCTACTGCTGCAGCGATCATCGTTCTTGGCCGTAATGCCTCACCAGAAACACCTGCTCCAGCTAGGTCTAGTTCTACATACATTGCCCGCACATCGCCAGAAGTTAGCTCTGTTGAATAGCGATATTCACGCGCAATCGTTTCTGCTCCCATTTCATACGGTACCGAGGAAGATCCAACTTGTACTTCCTCTTCATTAGAACCCGGATCCCAGTGAACTTTTACTGCAATCACATCTGTTGCACCTGAATCGGCAGACATTAGCGCATAACCGAAGTGTGCGCTTACATTTAGATCGTAGTTTTTGCTCAATACCGCGGTTGTTTTATTAATGAAGATTTCATCCCCAACTGCAATAGCTGAGTTTCCATCCTGATCAGTAGCAACAACACTTAACGCCCAGATTCCCTCGGTATCAACTGCGATTTGATCAGTAGCCGCAGCACCATCAATCAGTGCAACACCAACAATACTTCCACAAACTACAGGATCTTTTGCGTCCACAAATCCATCGGT